GGGTGATTTCAGACCACAACCCTGACCGTTCTCCGGCCAATCCGGCACCCTTGCCTGCAGATGAAATGTCCTGGCAGGGGAACCCGCCGCAGATGACGTCAACTCCAATTCCGTCTGCTGCCAGGCGCTCGGCTGTGAGGGTCCGCACGTCGTCATAACAAGGCACCTCCGGCCAATGTTTCGCCAGCACGCGCCGGCAGAAAGGATCGATCTCGCAGAAGGCGACGGTCTTGAACCCGCCCGTCCGTTCCAGGCCAAGGGAAAAGCCGCCGATACCCGAGAAGAGGTCGAGAACGCGGTACGTCATGCCGCCCTCCCGACAGCAAACATCTCGACATCAATTTCGAGGCGCGGACGGCGGTCGTAGAATTTGGCCGCCTCAAGGAGCGCGACTTGACTGTCGTCCCGAACGACGATGGTGTTGATCGCGTCGAGCGCCGCCTTGACGTAGTTGTCGACGTCCGGCCGTGTCGTTGGCACGATCAGGCCTTCTTCCGCCTGACGCTGCTTCTTGCCAGACCACGACGCGGGGATGGGCAGGTAGGCGGCGACGCGGACGGACACAGGGCCGCCCATCGGTTCGCGCCCGTCCATCGCCTGCCCGGCAGCGAGGCGCACCACGTCTTCGAACCGGCGCGTCTTCGCGGGCGTGAAGGCGACCGGGCGGCCGTTGTGCAGCCGCCCGATCTTTGGCCGCCCCTTGGCGACCGGAGCGCCGTCGACGACGATGCGAACGGCGCCGGTCATCATGCGGCCTCGCGGCCAGCGGCGGTGTGGTCGAACAGCGACCAGCCGTCGTCCTCGATCGGCAACTCCGGCTCGTCCTTGTCGGCGGTCGGCATTTCGCCGCCCATGTAGCGGTCGGTGTCGGCGACGACGAGCAGGACGGGATCGCCCTGGGCGTCGACCAGCGCGTGACGCAGCGGGTCGGTCTTGCTCATCGAGAGCACGCCCCGGATTCCGTCCTTGACGACGACCTTGTCGAGCACGGCCATGATAACCGGCCGACCGTCGGCGGCGATGATGCGCACCGCCCGGCTGACCATCGAGCGCACGGCATCGCGCGCCGACACGATGATGTCGGTCTGTTCGCCCTCGCTCATCTCGGCCCAGGTCTTGGGCAAATTCTTGATGCGGTCGGTCAGCCAGCCGGTGAGGTCGCCGCCGAGGGTTTCGGAAACGAGCTCCACCGTGTTTTCGGTGTCTTCGGATTCGATGGGCTTCATGTCTCTGGACCTTTCAGTGTGAGGAAATAACGCGGCCGTGCGCCCCTTGGCCTGTTCGTGAGATCCATGCTTCCGTTCCAGCGACGCGACAGGGACGCTTGGTATGCCGGGCAGGGCCGCGCTGCCCCCGGAAATGGTGGAACGGGTCCGACATTGTGGGCTTGGCCCGCCGCCTCGGAACCGGGCGACAAAGGGTTGGACGTTTCCGCGTCCACGACAGCCGCCGGCAAGCGGCTCTCGAAGAGGCGGGAAAAGGCGGCCGGGGCGCTACCCCCGGCCAAGTCTAGGGAGGCTTCACGTAGCGGAAACGAGCCGTTCGCGCCGAAGCGCCACACGGCTCGGGGAAGGGAAAAATGGCGGGACGGGCCGTGTGCCATGACTAGTCCGCCCCGCCAAGGTTGGCTGGCTGACGATCAGCCAGGGAGGAAAGCAGCCGCGCGCGAAGCGCGGGAGTGGTGGTTTCCGCCAGCAGTTCGCGGGCGCGCCTCTCTCGCGGAGTCCAGTCCGCAAGCGTCGTCTTTTCGACCTTGATGTCCGGCTGCCGGTACATGCGGATCGTCCGCGTGGTGCCGTCCGCCTCGACCACGAACCTGTATCCGCAGGTCTTGCACTCCCGGCGCTCGATCCACCCCTTTCGGGTGTCGTTGCTTGATCTTATCCGCGATGGCTTGTGGCACTTCGGGCAGTCCATTCGCTTTTCCTCGCGCTTCTCGTCGGATTAGCCCCGATGCGCAGTTGCCTTCACGCCGCAATCTCTGGCAGAAAATTCGGAGGCGTTCCGACGCCCTTCCGGTCCGCCAGCGCCTTGAGATAAGGACGCCACTTCCAGGCGATGCCATTGACCGCCCACTTGTACACGGCCTCGCGGTCGACAGCCTCGCCGCTCATCCTGGACAGCTCGGAGGCAACAGCGGTGCCACCGCCCAACGCCTCGATAAGTTCACGGTGTGTTTTCATGGGGAAGGATTATCCGAACAATCTTCGGAGAAGTCAAGCCGAAGATTCGTCCCATGACGCACCTATCGGAAAAGCGGGGCTTTTTTTGCGCGCAATCCAATTAAAATTTGATCCAAGTCCGAAAAATCTTCGTATCCACGCTTGACAATCCGAAAATCATTCGGATAAGATACGTCCATCAACAGCAGAGCCCCCGGGATCGGTACACCCCTCCGATCCAGACCGACCCCGGGGGACAGGAGACAGGAAGATGGACCGCGAAGCCGAAGCGAAAGAAGCGATGTACGACGGCAAGGACGCCCGTCGCGCCGGTCTCTCGATCCAGGCCAATCCGCACATCCCCGGCACCCGCGAATACAGCGCATGGGACGAGGGTTGGTCGCTGGAGGACAGCTTCATCCGCAAGGCGCAGAGGGAGGCCGCGTGATGACCGACCCCTTCGCCCGATGGGAAGCCGCGTTGCGCGAGAACGAGCGCACGATGGAAGCGATCAAGGAAGCCTGCGACAGCATCGAGGCCGCGCTGGCGGCGCAAGCCGAGGCCCTGCGGACGATCCGCGACAGGCTCATGCAGAAGGAAGCCGCATGATGACAGACCACACCATAGCGCCCTGGACCGAAAGCCCGGCTGAGGACGGCGTGATCGAGGCCATCGACGGCGAGGACCGCATCCCGATTTGCGTGGTCGGCAACCCCGACGAACCGATGCGCGACAGCGACCGCGCCAACATGCACCTGATCATGGCCGCGCCCGAGATGTTCGCCGCGCTGGATGCCGCCGAGACGATGCTGCGCTGCCTGCCGGACACCACCACCAACGCCAACGGCACGCGCCCGACGATGACGACCCGCGCCGCGCTGAGAATCGTCCGCGCCGCCATCGCCAAGGCGAGGGCCGCGTGATGATTGCGCTCAATATTCTCCACGACGACCGGAGCAATTTCATCGAATGCAATTCCTTGTTGGATCGGGCAACGTTTGAGCCGATCCCCGGCACGCTGGACGCGGACGCGCTTGAAGTGGTCGCAGAATACGACGCGGCAATTGCCGAGGTTGAGGGCAAGGACGCGGAGATTGCGCGGCTGCGGGTTGCGCTCCAGCGCATCACCGATAGCGCGAACGACCTGCTCAACGAGATGGCGAGCAATCCGGGCAAGCAGGGCAATTGGGGCGGGCTGGCCGCGCATGTCCAGATGGCCCGCATCGCGCTTGAGAGGGGGGAATGATGACCTTCCGCCACTGGTTTGCCTTCGCCGTTTCGTCGCTCGCCACGATTGGGGCCGCCGCCGTGCTTTGGGCCGGGATCTACGCGCTGCTGGTGGTGTCGTGATGTGGTCCGAGCACTTTTTCCCGATGCACGCCCGGCTTGTTCTGGCCGGTGTCGATTGGTGGCGGGCCGTCGAGATGGCCGCCGCCCATGCCTGGAGGATGGTTCAATGCGCGCGTACCTGATGCCGTTCCTAGTCGCCGCCCTGCTGTGCGGGGTCGTGATCGCCATGACGGAGTATGTGAGATGACGTGGCTTTTCTGGCTCGCACTCGCCGCCGTCTTTGTCGGGATCGCCCGGCAGCCTAAGCACAGGCCGCTGCGGCCGGTGGCGCAGATCAACAGCGCCGACCTCGCGCTTTGCCTGCGCCGGTCGGCCAAGGAAGGACAAGCATCATGATCGCTCGCTTCCGCCGCTGGATCGAATGGCGCTACGCCGTCGCGCAGGCCAACCGCGCATTGCGGCGGGCCAGGCGGGCGCGACGCAGGATCTTCCCCGGCCCCTGGATCGACGGGGCCAAGGCTTATCGGAAAGGATGGAGCCAATGAACGAAATGAGCACGATGCCCACGAGCAACGCCCTTGTCATCTTCGACAAGACGTTCACGCCTGCAACGCTTTTCGAGCCCGGAAAGCTGGACCCGCTGATCGAGCATGTCCGAGCGGCCGTCAAGGCCGAGGACCGCGATGCGACGACGCCGGCCGGGCGCGACCGGATCAAGAGCCTCGCCTACAAGGTGACGCGCACCAAGACGACGATCGACGCGGCCGGCAAGCAGCTTGTCGCCGACGAGAAGAAGCGCCTGGCGGCGATCGATGCCGAGCGGCGGCGCGTCTGGAACGAACTGGAAAACCTTGCCGACGAGATCCGCCAGCCGGTCACCGAATACGAGAACCGCGAGAAGACGCGGGTCGAGGCCCACAAGGCGGCGGTCGAAGCGATCGGAAACCTCGACTTTTTCGCAAGCCAGCCGACGACGGATGAAATCGCCGCCCGGCTTGCCGAGGCGGAGGCGGTCGGCGTGGATCACGAAGAGTTCACCGCCCTCGCCACCAAGGCGAAGGATGTCGTCGTCGGCTCCCTTCGCGCCAAGCTGGAGGCCAGCCGAAAGGCGGACGCCGAGCGCGCCGAACTGGAACGGCTGCGCAGGGAGGCGGCCGAACGCGAGCAGCGGGAACGCGAGGAACGCGCTGCCGCCAAGGCGCGAGAGGAAGCCGAGCAAAAGGCGCGGGAAGAGCGGGAGAGGCAGGCCCACGAGTCCGCCGAGCGCGAGGCCAGGATCAAGGCCGAGGCGGAGGCCCGCGAGCGCGCCGCCAAGGAGGCCGCGGAACGGGCGGAGCGCGAGAAGCGCGAGGCCGAAGAGGCGGCCAAGCGTGCGGAGGAGGCAAGGGTTGCCGCCGAGAAGAAGGCCGAGCAGGAGCGGGCCGAGGCGGAGCGCCGTGCCGCACAGGCAAAACGGGAAGCCGAAGAGGCCGCCCGCGAGCGCGCCAAGGAAGCGGTCGAGCAGGAGCGGCGGCGACTGGAGGCAGAGCAGCGCGCCAAGGAGGAGGAGGCCCGGAAGCGCGAGGCGAACCGCCAGCACCGCGCCAAGGTCAACAATGTGGCGGCTGCGGCTCTCGTTCTGGCCGGGCTGAGCGAGGACGCCGCCAAGGCCGCCATCGCGGCGATCGCCAAGGGCGCCGTTCCCCACGTCACGATCGCATACTGAGAGGATGCCATGGTCGACCAGCCCGAAATCTTCGCCATGCTCGCCGGCAACGAACCGCTGCCGCCCGAGTACGAGCAGCACGGCACCGTCCGCTATTACCCCGACGTCATCCAGGGCACCGACGAATGGTTCGCCATGCGCCGCGGCCTGCTGACGGCGAGCGAGATGCACCTGATCCTCACGCCGACCCTCAAGGTGGCCGCCAACGAAAAGGAACGCACGCACCTTTACGAGTTGATGGCCCAGCGCATCACCGATTACGTCGAGCCCAGCTATGTCGGCGACGACATGATGCGCGGATGGGCGAGCGAGGATGAGGTTCGCGCCATCTATGCCGAGCACTTCGCGCCGGTCAGGCAGGTCGGCTTCGTCACCAACGACGAATGGGGTTTCACCATCGGTTATTCGCCGGACGGCTTGGTCGGCGACGACGGCCTGATCGAAATCAAGTCGCGCCGCCAGAAGTTCCAGGTCCAGACGCTGACCGAGGCCGTCGTGCCGCCCGAGTTCATGTTGCAGATCCAGACCGGGCTGCTGGTCACCGGGCGGACGTGGTGCGATTTCCTGTCCTACTGCGGCGGCCTGCCCATCGCGCCGTTCCGCGTCTACCCCGACGACAAGATCCAGGCGGCCATCGTCGAGGCGGCAGCGGCATTCGAGGAGCGGCTGGCCGAGAAGATGGCCGCCTATCACGCTTCAATCCGCGCGCTCAAGGCGATTCCAACGGAGCGTCGCGTCGAACAGGAGATGTACGCATGACAACCGATCTTTCGCCGACCATCGTTCCGAAAAGCGACCAGATCAACGCCGACGACCTGATCACCGGGCCGCGCACCATCACGGTCACGAAGGTGTCGCTGCTGACCGCCGCCGACCAGCCGATCGCCATCAACTACGAGGGCGACGACGGCAAGCCCTACAAGCCCTGCAAATCCATGCGCCGGGTCATGGTGAGCATCTGGGGACCGGACGGCGCCAAGTACACCGGGCGGCGCATGACGCTCTACCGCGACCCGACCGTCAGCTTCGGCGGCCAGCAGGTCGGAGGCATCCGCATCTCGCATATGTCCGACATCGACAAGCCGATCACGATGGCGCTGACGGTGACGCGCGCCAACCGCAAGCCCTACACCGTCCAGCCCATCGCGTCGCAGAAGCCGACCGCGTCGGCAGCCGCCCCCGCCACCGAGACGCGCGCCAAGCTGACGCCCCAGCAAATGATTGACACCGTCGCCGCCGCGCCGACCGTCGAGGTGCTGGACGACTTCATCGCGCGCAACGCCGCCGCCGTCGACTGGCTGCGCGACAACAAGCCCGAGATCCACGGCAGGTTGATGGCCGCGGTCGGTGCCCGGCGCACGGAACTGGACATGGCCGACATGCCGACGATCGACCCCGAAGACCCGGCGAACGTCATGGCGGCGGGGTGATCGCTGATGGGCACAAACACGAAGATCGAATGGACCGGTGCGACGTGGAATCCGCTGGTCGGATGCTCTGTCGTCGCCGCTGGCTGCCGGAACTGCTATGCCATGCGGATGGCGTCGCGGGTCGAGGCGATGGGAACGGCCCCGCACTACGCCGGCACCACGACGCGGGTCAACGGAAAGGCGGTCTGGACCGGCAAGGTCAACGGCGCGCCAGAGAAGATCGTGCTGCAACCGCTGCGCTGGAAACGGCCGCGCCGGATCTTCGTCAACTCGATGAGCGACTTGTTCCATGAGAGCGTCCCGGACGAAGCGATCGACCGCATCTTCGCGGTGATGGCGCTGTGCCCGCAGCACACGTTCCAGGTGCTGACCAAGCGGCCGGATCGGATGAGGGCGTATCTTTCGACGCCAACTCGGCACGACATCATAGCGGCGCGGTGGAACTATCACCCGAGCCGGCCCAAGGGTGGCGACAGCCGGACCGCTGGCTTGTGGCCGTTCCCCAACGTCTGGCTCGGCACCAGCGTTTCGACCCAGGCCGACGCCGACGCGAACATCCCCCATCTGCTGGCGACCCCGGCGGCGGTGCGGTTCCTGTCGTGCGAGCCGCTGCTGGGGCCGGTCGACCTTCGCGGCATCTGGACGCATTGCCCTACGCATGACTTCGCCAGCGGATTTTGCGTCGGACCATGCCCGGATCGACGGCGCATTGACTGGGTTATCTGCGGCGGCGAGTCCGGCCCGAAGCGCCGGCCGATAGACCTGCAATGGGCGCGGTCCCTTCGCGCCCAGTGCGCCGCCGCCGGGGTGCCGTTCTTTTTCAAACAGGTCGACAAGGTCCATCCGATCCCGCCCGACCTGATGGTGCGGGAGTGGCCGTCGTCCGACAAGCGGACAGACAAAGGAGAAGATCAATGAGCGTGCTTTGCATATATCACGGGAACTGCGCTGACGGGTTCGGGGCCGCGTGGGCGGTCTATCATCGGTTCCGGAGCAGCGAAAACCTGCCCGTCGAGTTCGTCCCCGGCGTCTATGGCAATCCGCCGCCTGACGTGACCGGGCGGCACGTGCTGATGGTCGACTTCTCCTACAAGCGACCCGTGCTTCTGGAAATGGCAGGTAAGGCCAGGAGCATCGTCATCCTCGATCACCACAAAACGGCGGTCGAAGATCTCGCGGGGTTTCGGGAACCGGCGCCCTTCGCGCAATGGCAGGATCCGGACCACATGCTGGTCGAGGGAGACGCCGAACCGATTGCCGCACTCTTTGACATGGACAGGTCGGGGGCCGGGATCACCTGGGATTTCTTCTTTCCCCACGAGAAGAGGCCGCGCCTGATCGACCACATCGAAGACCGCGACCTCTGGCGCTTTAACCTCGACGGCACGCGCGAGATCCAGGCCGCCGTCTTCTCCTACCCCTACGACTTCGAGACGTGGGACAGGCTCATGCTGGACACCGACCTGGACGCTCTGCGCGCCGAGGGCCGGGCAATCGAGCGCAAGCACTTCAAGGACATCGACGAACTCCTGAGGGTGACGACGCGCCGGATGGTGATCGGCGGTTTCAACGTGCCGGTCGCCAATCTGCCCTACACGCTGACCTCGGACGCCGGACACAAACTGGCGAACGGCGAACCCTTCGGCGTCTGCTACTGGGACACACCCGAGGGCCGCGTGTTCTCTTTGCGCTCGACCGATGCTGGCGAGGATGTGTCGGCTATCGCCAAGACCTACGGTGGTGGAGGACACCGCAACGCCAGCGGTTTCCGCATGCCTGCGGGGTGGGAAGGCGACTTGTCCGACAAGCGGACAGGAGGAAGCGATGAGTGATCTACCCGCGCGCCGCTGCGAAACCTGCTGGCACGTCACCGGCAGCGCCGCCTTCCCCGACTGCGACCACCCGAGCGGGGAGCCGTGCGGCGACGACTACGAGAAGTGGGAAGAGCGGCCGACATACAACCACCTGGAGGTTGGGTTCCGCCACTTGCCGCTGACACAGAGGGAGATCGAGCAAAGGCTTAGGCGCACCTGCGAGGAAATCGCCCAGGACGCCCGCGCCGCCCTGTCCGCCACCCCCGTTACCGGACAGCCCGAGGGGACGGCGCAAGCGGACACGCCGACACAAGAGAAACTGCTGGCCGCGATGTTGTGGATCGACACGTTCGAGCCGGAAACAACGGCGGCGGCAGAAGCCAAATTCGGCTTCAAGCTGATTTCGTAAAGGAGCATTCAGATGACCAAGACAATCGAGCCGTTTTTCGTGGTCTGGAACCCTGCGCACGGACTGCCGCGCTACAAGCACGGCACATTCGACGGGGCCAAGACCGAGGCCGAACGCATGGCGAATGCGCATCCGGGTGACGAGTTCTTCGTGCTGGCGGTCGCCGGCCGCGCTGTTCGACAGAACCCTGTCGAATGGACACCAGTCGACGACATTCCGTTCTGACCGTTTGGGAGGCCCTCATGCGTCACCGCCGCTTCAATTCCAGATTTCGTATCGCCTACATGCACAGATGTAGGCGCCAGAAGGGAATTAGGGGTTTTAGTTTTTCGAGATGGCTGACTCGGCGCTGGATGGCACCGGGGGCCTATCGGGCGTGGATGAGACTGCAACACGAGAGAGACATGCGGCGGCACGATCTGCGCTGCCTGTACCGATAAGGAGCATCACCCGGCCATGATCAGCGCCATCGCCTTTTCAGCGCCCCGTCTGGCGGCAAATCCGGGCGCCACAGAGGCGAAGAGACAAAACGGGCTATCGGAGTAGGGAAATGAACTTCGCGCACAGGGCGCCCGCTTTACCCAGGCTGCTCGATCTCTACGAGGTCGCCGATATCCTCGGCTGCCACTACGAGACGGCGCGGCTGATGTGCAAGCGCGGGCAACTCCCTTACGTCAAGCGCCCCGGTTTCGGAAACCCTTAGCGAGCCGTCCGCGCCATCGCGTCGCTCTTCGCCTTCGATCCGGCCGAACTTAGTGGGACGCCAAAAGCTGGCTCCCTGACCAAAGCCGCGCCAACGGCGCCCCGCTTTAGGCGCGCCTTCAAAGTGCCAATCCCGATACCAGTGCGTTTGCTAATCTCGCGCAACGTGAGCGATTCGCCTTCGTGGTCATACCGCTTCGCGCGCCTCGTTGACGCCAATCCCTTATCAGGCGGAATTGAGATAGCTTCCTCGAAAGACCAGCCGCGCGAGAGGCGGTCGTATATGAGGGCGCGGCCCAGATCGAGGGCAACGCACCACTGGCGGAGGGTCTTTTCCTCGCCATTATGCCTGATGCGAATTTCCGTCTTGGCAACACGCTCCCGCAACCGTCGCGCCTTTGAGATGGGCTCGCGTACCGCTTGCTCTACGCTCCAGCCCTGCCGAAAGATGCGATCATACAGAAGGCCGAAGCGCATCCCGGCGCGCTCTGCGAGTTCGATGAGCAGTAGCTTCTCACCATCGTAGACCACGCGAATGTTTATCTCTCGATTGCGCTCCTGGGTCTCGTAGGTTGCCCATCGAATATTCCCTGGATGGTAGCCTTTCTCATTGTCGGTTCTGTCGAGTGTCCACCTCTGGCCATCATCGGGTGGCAAACCAATTGTCTCGATCGCGTACTGATAAAAGGCCGGGAATGAATGCCACTCATCCGCGACGGAGAGCCCTCGCGCTCTGTAGCGTGGAAAACCGGGATCGGCAGGATTGTAGCAACGCGACATCATCCGATGCCAACGTCGCTTTAGAAGAGGCCAGCCGGCTGGCCGTAATCTCTGACCCTTCCTAGGCATAACGCCCCCCAAGATTGCGGAGGTATTATCTCACGTCTTTTTCATGGAGGCAATTGTTGAGTCCTTATTTTGGCTCGACGAACTGCTGCCGAAATAATAAGAAACCACCTGTTCCGCCTTGGCCGACACGTAGCCGATGAGCGCGCCGGCCAGCGCCGAATCGGCCACCCCATAGCCGAACAGGATGGCGAAGACGGTGGCGAAGAAGCCGCCGATGATGACGCCGCCCAGGATGCGGGGCGTCCACGGGTCCTTGCTGTCGACCTCGCGCCGCCGGGCGCTGTCGCGGTCGGCCGCGTTGATGCGCTCCAGGTCGATGTCCAGTTCCTTGAGCCGCACCGCGAAGTCCTGGTCCGCCGTCTTGAGCGCCATCAGGGTTTCGGGCGATGCGCCTTGCAGTGCGGCGGCGATTTCGGCTTCGTCCGCGCCCTCGGTCAGCCCGAGTGCGCCAGCCACCGCCTTCGTCGCCAGCCCGGCCAGCGGCCCGCCCAGCGCCGTGGCGATGGTCGGCGCGACGGTGCCGATCAGTCCCTTCCAGTTGAATGCCATGTCAGTACCCCCCGATTCGCAACAGGTCCGCGATGCGCTGCGCCCGCGGCCCAACCTGTTTCGCCCACCGGCTGTCAAGCGCCTCGTCAGCCGCCTTGGCGTAGTCGCCGGCCCTGAGCGCGGCCAGCATGTTCGAGAAGCCCGACAGGCGCGGCCATCCCAGGTTGAAGCACATGTTGACCAGCGCCCGCTGGCCGTTGTCGCCCATCTTGCGCCACCACGGCACGTTGCGGTCGAGGTCGGCCATCGACCGGACAATATCGTTCTCGCACAGGTATTCGGCCTCGGCCTTGGTTATCCCGACGTCGTCGAGATTGCGCCCGATGCCGATGGTCAACTTGCCGACCGTGTCCTTGTAGGGCTTGAGGATGATGCCCTCGTCGCGGATCAGGTCGTTGAGGATGTCCTGGCGGTCGATCATTGCTCGCTCCTCATCTGCCGCCGCATCGCCGCGACTTCCTCGAGGATGCGCACGGTGCGCTCGTCGATCCGCCCGTTGGTTTCGGCCTGGGTTTGCAGCACCTTGCGAAGATCGGCCTGTTCGATTTCCACCTTGCCGACGCGATCGGCCGTGGTGTTGAGCCGCTCGTGCGCGGCCCCGGCCGCGACCAGCCCGGACACGGCGAGGGCCATGATCCACTTGATCCAGCCGTTCCGGGCGTCTTGACTCCCGCCCCCGGCCCCGTCCATCGTGTCTCTCGCCATGTGCTCACCTCTTGCTAGGTGGTTGCGTGGAAGTCCCCGGCCGGGCTTGTACGGCTCGGCCGGGGGCGCTCTGTCATGCGGCTTGGTCTATCGCAGCCAGCCACGCCTCGGTCACGGCGGCAACCTGTCCCTCAACCGAGGAAACGAAGGTGAACACTTCATCACCATCGCCCGTGGCGATACCGAACGCGCCGCCTTCGATCAGCGTGTAATTTGCGGGAGCGCCCGCCGCCGTCGCCATGATCGACTTGACGCGGGCGAAGATGTCCTGGGCGGAGCGGAGATGGTTGATGGCGTTCTGCAATTCCCCGCCGACCGGGGTTGATGTGTCGATGACGTGATGGGCCATTTCTATAGTCCTTCCTGCTTGAGTAAGAGTAGGGCGTCAACAACCTTGCCTTCGGCTTGCAGCGCATCCGCTTTCCGCCTCATGCCCGCAAGGTAACTTGCCCTGGAATTGGGGACATACGGTTGAGGTTCGGGCGGTGGGAAGTCCTTGACCTCCCACCCGAACGTCACGCCGGCCGCGCCGATGGAAACGGTCTGTTCAAGGTATTGCGCGTCGGGATCGTGCGCGGGCTGCGCTGCGCGGATCAGCGGCAGCCAGACAATGTTGCCGCCGTCGTCGCGGTGCAGTTCCGGCATCATCCGCGTTCTTAGGACGGTGCCCAATTCTCGGTTGACTTCGGCGTATTCAAGCATCGTTTCCCCCTAGAACACGAAGTCGCCGTTGGCCGTGAAGGTATGGATCGTATAGCCGCCCGCGCTGGTCACGGTGCCGCCGGTCGCGACCTGCGACCCGGCATATCTAATGATGACCACGCCGTCACCGCCGTCGCCGCCCACGTTCCAGCTGCTCGCATTTCCGCCGCCGCCACCGCCGCCACCCCCCTTGCCGTCCGTTCCCGCGCCGCCCGCCGCCGCCGACGCGCCGCCCGTGCCGCCGCCGCCGTTGCCGCCCGGCGTCTGGTCATGGGTCGCGTAAGACCCCGCCGAACCGCCGCCCGCATAGGTCACGGACGATCCCGTAATGCTGCTTGCAACGCCGTCGCCCCCAGCACCGCCAGTCGAGCCAGAATAGGCGTCCGCCCCAATCTCTCCGGCCCCGCCGCCCCCGCCGCCGCACCATCCGGTGGCGCTAAAACTGTCGCCGCCGTCGTTACCCTGGCCGACCGTGCCCGCGCCCCCGGCAGCCGTGACGGAATACCCCGCTCCGCCGCCAGAGCCGCCCGATTTACCCGCCCCGCCGTTGGCGTCCGCCGCCGCGCTGGCGCCGCCGCCGCCGCCGATGGCCGTGTGACCGTTCCACGAACTGTTGCCGCCGTTCGTGCCCAGTGCCCCCGCCGTCGCGCCACCCACTCCACCAGTACCGACCACCACGGCATAGGTATTCGGCTCCACGCCGAGGTCCGTCCCGGTCAGCAGGCCGCCCGCACCACCGCCACCCGCCCCGCCGGAGCCGGCCCCATAGCAGGCCGCGCCGCCGCCGCCGCCCGCAACGATCAGGTATTCGAGGTCCAGCGGCCCGCCGCCACCGGCAGCCCCGGAAGCCGCCGCGCCATAACTCATCGGCCCCTGCATCACGCCGCCTCCAGGTTACCGTCGATGTGCCACTCCCCGTCCGTCCGCTTCCAAACAACGGCGATGGCGTATTGCTCGGCCAGTTTAGCCGTTTTTGAGAACGGATATCGCAGGTTGTCCGTGCCCTCGACGGCCACCGTAACCTGACCGGCGCCGAGATTGACCACCGTCACCTGGAAGCCATCGTCAAGATCCTCCGTGCTGTTCTGGGTGCACGTCAGCGTGACCGCCGTCGCCTTTTTCATGTAGACCACCTTTCCGCCGTCCGCCGCCGTCAGCGTGTGGGCGTCGTCGTAAGTGACT